GCTTCTTTATCGCAAGAAATCAAACGCCCTATGCACTTGTGAAGCGTGATCCCCGCTCTGCTGCGCCCATGCCTCGTTTCTTACCGGTGGTCACCTTAGCAAACATCGTATCCGGAGTCGGTTCTTCGATGGTTTGTGCGTAAGGAATACTGCCTTGGCCTTGTATTTCGGCTTTGCCTACAGGCTTGGGCGGCTCTTTGATCGGCCCACCCATGATTTTTACTCTGCTCATACATCACCTCGTTGTTGTTTCAATAGTTCACGCTGCATGCCTGCGTCGATGCGAGCAGCGGTTTGGTTTTCTTGACTCTGCAAGCGTTGTTGGAACTGTGCTTCGCGCTGCGCAAGTTTCTGGCGATCTAGCTCCAGTTCTTGCTGCTCCATCGCCATGTCGTTCTGCTCTTGCTGAGACTTTAATTGCAACTCTTGTTGCTTGAGTTGTATCAAAGGATCTGGGCCTTGCTGCGGCTGACCCGCTTGCTGGACCTGCTGACCAAGCTGAACCACTTGTTGCATGATTGTAGCTACATTTTGCGCGACCAAAGATTGGTACTGCTCGTTATCCGCAGGATTGACCATCGCAACGTTTGGATTTTGCTGCATGAAGACCTGCTCTGCTTGCTCCTCCGCCATCAACTGCACGTGATTCAAGATGTGTTTCTGAATAGCGGCGACAACCTGCGGTAGCGAGGAGGCTATACCCCCCGTTACAAAAATCAGGTGCGCTTGTATGTGCGCCATGTGGTTTTGGCCACGGAACGCCTGCAAGGCAACATTATTCAATGCATCCATGTTTTCTTGCGCAGGGTCCTTCGGCGCGATGTCTCCGGGCGTATCTGCCCGCAAGATCATGTCGGCGTTCTTGACGCCCAATGCGTCATATACTCGTCGGTAAACTTCTGGGATGTTATGTATCTCAGGAGCCTGCATGGCCATCTGTAGCTCAGTCTGAGCCAAAGCAATTCGCTGACTTTGAGAAAAGATATTCGGGTCAGAAACAGGCAGTACGTCTACCCTTTCATCAAAGTCGTCAGCTTTGACCGTTGCTTCTGCGCCCGGCACCTCATACGGGTAAACCGGAGGCAAGCTCTCGGACATGACACGCGCCAAGATCTTGAATTCTATTTTCATGGCGTAGTGCAATCGCTTATGCACGGCGCTCATTACACGCGTGCCTTGCTCAATCATAGCGATAGTCGTACCAACGGCAGCGTTTGGGTTGGCATCACCTACTTTCATGTCAGTGATAGTGGCAAACCGTTGCCCTGCGTCCACCACAAAGCCCAGTAGCTGGAAAAGCGTGCCGTCTGGGCCTTTGAACGGCAGTGGCATCAAACTGTCTCTGATCGTCCCTCCGGGCGCGTCAACGTCTCTAAATTCACCGGGTTGTAGGGGCGAATCGTCGTCCCTGATCCGCAGGCCGCGTGCCTTGAAACCCGCAGGCAGGTTAGAAAGCGTTCCTGCATCGATCAATTGACGTAGTGCAGCAGTCGCGGTGCGTGATAAACCACCTATGGTATGGATCAAACCGAGGCCGTAGAAGCCAAATCCGGGCAAAAACTTGTAATGCACAAAGTACTGAATCTTGTTCGTGAGAGGATCTTCTTCCTCATAGTTACGCCGAATCGACAATACTTTGCTGTTTTCTTCGCTGATTGTGACGATATAGGGCACCTTTATGCCGGTTTCTTCACCTTCTTCGTCGGTGTTTTCGTAGCCGGGTAAGTCCAGATCCGCATGAAACTCAAGCAAAGTGCAGTCATAATCGATATTTGACGCACTCATACCGTCAATATAGTCCGTTTCTTTAGAAATACTGTCCGTGTTGGGCTGAGAAGGCAGCACAGGGACGTCACGATAAAATCCGCCAACTTGCTGTTTGCGCAGATCGTTCATCGATATACGGACCACGTGTGCAATACACGGGCAAGTTTGTAAGTCCGATGTCTCGTAAGGCACCACCAAGTGCTCTGCTGGCACAAACTTACTGACAGGACGACCCAATGCATCGTCAAAGTAGACTTTCTTAAAAGTGCTGCCTGCCAAAGGCAAATTAAACAGCATCTGATCAAACTCTGGGGTGTATTCCTCCATCACGTTAGTGATGTAGTAATTCATAAAGTTTTTTACCCGCGCGGCTTGTTCTGCTTTTGCAGTGGTCGGCGTGCCCAGCACTGCTGTTCTAACCGGCCCATCCGCAGGCAATAGCTCATTGAAGGCTTGGGCTTGGAACTGCACTGCCGCTTCAGCAAGTAAGGGGTGCGTGACACCGGTAGCGCCTCTGAAAGGCTCTGTACGCTCTTCGTAGTTGAAACCTAATAGCTCTAGGCCGTCAGAGTATGCCTCTTCCCAGTCGTGTCTGGAGGCCCTGTTGGCGCTGTATTGGTCCATTAGGTCGTTGGCAACTTCAGCCAACTCTGATTCGTCCATGAACTCAGCAAGGTTATCGAAAAAGTCGTCTTCACGATCTTTGTTTCGCAGCGGGTCAAAGTCAAAAGTGACACCACCATCTTCGTCCTGCGTGATCTCAACGCCTTCAATGCTCATCGCTGCATTGGTTTCAAGCCCGCTCGGTAGCGCCTCCACCTCTACCGCCAGAACATTTTCCTCGTCGAGGTTCATACCTTCTCTGTCCATCAACGAGACAGGTGGTCTATCGCCGTTTGCCATAATTTTTTCCTACATGCCTACGTTTATGCCAGAGGCTAATTCACCCAGAGGGCCTAAGCCCTGCTGTCTACGACGCGCGTTAATTTCTCTGAGTTGTTCAACAGTGAATCCATACTGAGCCGCTATCGCTTCTTCGCCCTGTTGACTTAGGTATATGTTCATGGCGTTTTGTTGTGCGGCATTTTGCGCAGCGTAGTAGTCCTCGACGGGTCCGTATTGTGCTTCCCATGCTTCTAATTGCCTACGATACAAAGTTGCGGGTCCAATACCGCCGCTCCCTCGAACGGGCGGAGGTTCTGGGTAAAACCGAGTGCCGGAACTGACTGTGCTGGCACCGGTCCCAGTTGCACTGCCCGTGCTTTGAGTTGTGTCGTCGGTCATCACCGCGTCAGTATCCGGCGCTTGGTAGTCTTCTACCGGTCCATACATGCGCTCGTAATTAGCAAGCGCCTCGGCAAACTCTAACCGGCCATAGCTGCCTGTAGAGTAATTTTCAGACTGCGGAGGAGGCGGTGCATCAGAAGGAGTGCGGGGCCGTGCAAAATCTAAACTTAAAAACGGCATCGCACCGGCAGCTTGGGGTCGATAGATTGGCATCTGATATTGACCCTCGACCGCGTCAGCAAACGGATCACCCGTAGCGGCAATGTTCATACCCTGTGTAGTGGCATAGCCTCCGGTTTGCGGGGTGATATCGTCCGCAATGTCAAAGTCTACCGTTTGACCAGACAGCATTACTGGGTCAGGTAGCTGGGGTGTCTCCGCTATGGGTGGCGGGGTAAACATCGGAGCCGTGGAAACCGTTACCTTAGTTGGTTCCGGCGGTGTGTATACCGCTGGAGGTAAATCCGGATCAGGAGGCAGCATGGGCGGCGGGGTTACCGGCTCGAAGCCCGGAGGCTGTACTTCATCTATCACAGGCGGAGGACGCTGCTTCATTGGCGGCGGTGAAGGAAGAGGGTCTTGTATTATCGGCGGCAACGGTTCAGGAACCGGAGCAGGGGCGACTACAAGCGGGTCCGGTTGAGGAACCGGTGTAGGTGCTGGAGTAAACGGTACTGTTGGTTGCTGTTCAAGTACCGGTTGACTGACCACAGGAGCCGCAGGAGGCTCCGCCTGAGTAGTTTGAGCCGCCGCCGCTGCGGCTAGAATATTTGCTTGCATGTCGCTAAGGGTAAAACCCGGATTTAGCATCGCAGGCCCCATGCCGGGAGTTTGCGTCCTAACATAGTCGCCACGATCAAACTGAGAATAATCGGGCCGACCACCGAAATCTGGATTACCCCGAGAGTCGTCAAACAAACCTAGCGCATCGGCTTGTGCGTCGGTCAAGTTGGCTCTGGCGGCAGCGTTACCGCCTTGGTTCATCCCAACAGGCATTGTTCCACGTGGAACACCGGCCCCGGCTAGGGGTCCCGACGTGTTGTACTTGCTGAACAAGTTGGTCAAACCGCTGATGTTTCTTCGTCTCATATTGTTCACCATACCACCGTTGGCGTATAAGTTGTCAGTCGGGTATCCGGCTTCTTGCCGCAAGCGAAAGATTCTTTGATTGACCCGATTGAGTGACGCTTGAATTTCTGACCGTTTTCGAGAACCTAGTTCGTCCTCCCGCAAAGCGCCAATCATGCCGTCTCGCATAGAGAGAAGATTTGCTGCCGGGTCCTCTGTCGGAACGGGCTTGGGTGGCCCCATGCCCGGTAAATCCATTTGCGGATCATTAGGGTCGTCAATAGAAAAAGACGGCTGCCCTTTTCGCCCTTCAGCTAGCGAATAAACAAGCCCGCCTTCCGGTAGCACCATCCCTTGAGTGATTTCAGGATCGAGGGTTTGCATTTCTACGGGAGTGACTTTTTCAGGGAACGGTCTTAACTGACCAGACGGAGCACGTAAATACTCGCCCTCTTCAATGCCTTCAAACCTTCTTTGCACGTTACGTGCTTCGACTTCACCCGGATTACCTTCATACATCTCGTATGATCGACTGTTTATTTCTTCTATCTGTTCTTTTTCTTTGAGGATTGGTCGTAGCTTTTGTATCTGATCGTCAAAAGCGTCACCGATTCTTTCGGCGACTTTTTCTGGGTTTTTGACTCCGGCTTTTTTAAGCTCATCAGCCAAATAAATCATTTCCCGGTCAGAACCCCCATATCGAAAAGCCTGACCCCTATATTCTGCTTCAACGTCGGCAATTTCGTCTTCCGATGCCCCAAGATCTCGCAGTTGTTGTTGACGACGTGCAATAGCGTCTTCGAGTTCACGCCGGGATCTCTCTCCGACAGTAAGCTCCCCCGCAGCAAGCTGTTCCTCCTCTTCTGCACGCGCTCTGAGGTAACCGATGGTTGCGCGTTTTACAAACCGGACTCTTTCCTCGTCTGCGCCTGCTAATCCCGTCTGAGTGCGCGGCGGCAATGTCGGCGAAGACAACCCAAATATTTTCCCAAAAAGCCCTGTTTTTGGTTTTTTTGAGCCGGGGTCATCAAGGGTTACCACCAGATTGTCTAAACCATCCCCAATTTCCTTGTCTACCTCTTTACGGGCATTTTGGTTTTTAGTTTGTCTTTCCGCAAAGCCCGTAGGTTCAAACATCCGGGTGTTGGCACCGCCGTACAAGCCTTCGATGTCTTGCACCGCATGCTGCACCTCGTGCAGTAGTGTGCTCATCATTTCTTTGCGACCCTCTGCCGTATTCGGGACGGACGCGAGAGAAATCTCTTTCGTGTCGGGGTTGTAAGAACCTTTAACAAAGAGTGCCAAAGAGGGGGTTGGTTTTATTTGTATCGAGCGTAACTGCGGGTATTCGTCAAAAAGTTCTGGAAAATCAACGATTTGCTCTAGTACAGGGGCTGGGAATTTTGTCAAACCATCCTTGCCAACCTTAGAATCTAATTTCGTAAATCCGTATTTATTTAATTGTTTTTCGTCTAGCTCAAAAAACCCCGGCACGTGTATGTAATCTTTGTCGTTGATGCTGTTTTTGCGTATACGAAGACCTTGCATCGCCTCAAGACGCTGTTGATCTCTAGTCTCAGGGTCTAGTAACTTACCCAACTCAACATCAGGGTCCTCCGTCTCCCGAAACACCCCTCGAAACGCAACGTTAGCGGTCGGTATTTCGTATCGAACCTTGCCATCTAAGCTAGAACGGTATGCCTTATACGTGTTAGCGCCATCTTGTCTTTCCCACCCTTCCGAAGGGTCAAGACCGGAGTCCTCTAACATGGAAACCGTATCTTCTGCTTGCTTGCCGGACTTGCCGCTACCGCTACCAAAAATACCAAAGCTGGCTCTGGGCACGTCGCTTACAGCGCGACCAACAGCCAAAGGCGTCGTTGCCGACAAAAAGGCGTCATAAGGCATGCCCGTCATGCCGGTTTCAGGGTCAATAACACGCTCACCGCGTAAGCTTGCAATACCAGAAAGCTTTGTTTGTTCTGCTAATGTTTCGGGCACCGTGCGCAGCGTTTCTATTGCCTGCGCTCTTGTCTCCGGGGATCTGATCAAATCTCCAGCAAAATCAACGGCTTGAGAAACACCACGGGCCAAGGGCATATTGGCGCGAGCCTCGGGACCTGAAGTTGCCTCTTCTGGACGCATAAAAACGCCCGGACGAAGGCGTTCTTCTATCCGCTCGTCAAAGCCAAATGTCTCGGGATTGTATGCTTCAATCGCGTCGCCTAGCTCACGGGCCGCAGGCATGACCACTTCGCGTCGACTCGTGTCAAAAAGGTCCGCAGCGCCACGGGCCAGAGCCGTGGGCAGACCAACACGGTCGGATACCATAGAGGTGGGAAACCCCTGTATCGCATCACCGCTCGCCAGCAGATCACGAATCTCTGGGTCAAAAATATATTCCTGCTCTGCCTCAGACGCCGGAATGACCTTCCCAAATTCAAACTCGCGTTCAGCCATAGTATGCCCCAGCCGTGATACTCACCGATTCGTCACCGTCCTCCCAATCGTCAGTAGGCAACTGCACAAAGTTACCCTGCCGATAGCGCATCAGCGCCTGTGTGGTGCTGTCCACCAAGTCATCGTGAGTCCCGTTCGGGAAAGCGGCGCATTCTTCCACCACTTCTTGCGCCCAAGACTCATCAGGTGCCCAGATCATACCAGCTTCAAATAGCGGAGATATACTGTGTACCCTAGAAAGCTTGTCATTACCACGGCTTGGCGTGAAATTCACCACCGGAATGCCCAATTGACGCAATTCCTGAGTCAGAGGGGTCCCTGATGCCTTGGCTTCCACAATAACCGTCTCTGGTTCCCAAAATTTGTAGTGCTCTAGCGCAATTTCCTTCAGTTCAGGGAAGTCCCACCGCCCTTTCTTGGCATCCAACAAGATTAAATGCGCCGGACCACCAATTTCTTCGGGATAAAACACGCCCCAAGTGGTAATTGCACTGTAGTCAGCGGTTTCTCGCTTACTAAACGCCGTATCGTAGCTTTGAATCACGTACTGAAGGTTAGGAATCGTGTCTTTTTCCCAAACGTTCCACCATTCGCGCTTCAAAATGGCCAAAGTTTCGGAGGTAGGGTTCTGCTGGTACTGTGCGTTCCACTGATACGCCGGAATCGACGCTTTTACCGACTCCAACTCTTCCTTCTTCCAAAATTCGGGCCAACATGGTTCCCCAGACTCGAAAATTGCAGGTAATTCAAGGACTTCCCACTGATCTGCAAAGGGGTCCTTAGTCATTTGACGCACCAAATTGCCCGTCATGTCCTTTTCTGACCACCGAGTCTGCACCAAAACGATAGCACCACCCGGCTGGAGACGTTGTCGGGGACCCGCCGTGTACCACTCCCACGCATTCTCAAAACCACTTGCCGACATCGCCGTCTGCTCCGAGTGCGGATCGTCAATAATGATCAAATCACCACCACGTCCCGCCAAGTTCGAGCCGACACCCACCGCGTAGTACATACCACCCGACTTTGTGTCCCACCGGCCAGACGCCTTACTGTCCGCAGACAGCTTCGTATCGTCAAAAATCTCCTTGTACTCTTCCGTTTCCAGCAGGTTCTTGACCTTACGACCAAAGTTCACCGCCAGTTCGGTGGTGTGCGTCGCCTGAATGATCTTCATCGACGGGTTCCGTCCAATCATCCACGCCGGAAACAAGTAAGAAGCAAACTCACTCTTCGTATGACGCGGCGGCATGTTGATGATCAACCGCTTCAACTTCCCCGATGCAATCTGCTCCATCTTCTCCGCGATCAAATAATGATGCCGACCCGCAATAAATTCCGGCCACATAGACCGCACAAATGGTAAAAATTCAGCCTTACAAGTTTCTACCTTCTCCAATTGCTTCAAACGAAGCTGTAATCGAAGTTCCTGAATGTCCGCTTCTGTCTGAGTGTCAAGGTTCAAGGGGGACCCTATGCGTTTCAATGGTGGTGAGAAAATCTGCCCAGTTCACGGGCTTGGTGAACGTGCCGTGGGCCGCGACCCTTATGCCGTATTCAAAAACTTCTATCGCTTGGTCCGCGCGGTACAAATGCACCGTGTCATCCTTTTTAACCACGATCCACGAGCGAGCGCCCTTGTGCCGCGTCGCAAACGAAACCTGATGCGGACTGAGCAAAACCTTATTGCCCTTCGCTACTTTGAGTTCGATTAGGTGAAACTGGCTTTGTCGGTCGAGTAACAACAAGTCAGGTATGCCTTGCGTGCTGCTGTTCTCGATCCGCGTGCAAACCACATCAGTGCTGGATAGCCCCGTCTTGATCTGCCTCCAAAAGCTCGACTCTGTCTGGTTCGACATCGATCACCTTCTCGCCAAGCTGGCGTTTCAGTTCGTCCAAAGCCTTCTTGACCTCGGCTTTACTCATCTGATCAATCGATCCATGGCGGACCTCAGATTTGTTCACGTAAATATCGCCTTGGGCCAAGCCGCGCGCTTTCTCAGCCTGAACAGCAGCAGAGTATGCACCCGCCGCGATAGCCTCATCACGGATATGCTGCAAGTCGCGGATGTGTCGGGCGTAGCTCACTTCGTACTTTTCAGCAAGCTCGGCCCGTCGTGCCTTGAGTGCTTTTACGATGTGGGGTGATTTTCTAGGGTTGAGCATCTCGTAGGCCCGTGTATGCGCGCCGTTGATACTGAACCCCGCTTCGACGGCCAGATTTCGTAGCGTGTCCTGTCCCTCGCGTGTGGCGACCAGTTCGACAAACTTCAATTGCTTGCCGGTCAATCTCGTATCTTCAGAGAGCCTTGGTCTGCCCCGTGTCTCTACTTTTTTCTGCACTTCGGCCATGCGTCAAATCCCATAAAACCCGCTTAATTTTGCAAAATATAGCACTTTTTTTATTCAGTGAAAGCGATTTGTTTCAGAGCCGTACTGTTTGCGTGAAACCTGCTCTTACAGGCGCTGCCCGCCAGCGCGCGCGGCGCGCGGATCGTGCTCGAAGATCGGCGGCTTTTTGGCCGGTTTTAGCCTCAATTGCCCGGGGGACCCTAGACCACGGCGCGCGGAGCGCGGTGCTCGGACCGGCGGCGGCGGAGCGCGGAGCGCGGATCGATGCGCAGTTGCTGCGGTCCACGGTGCGCGGATTGTATGCGATATCTCGTTGACCAGGTGTAAAAGTCTCACGGCGCACGGCTCACGGTGCGCGGTACGTTTGGCAAGGGGATCGGGCGGCGGGGCGCGGCTTGTTTCACTTTTTAAAAAGACACAAAAAACCCCGCGCTCGGCGGGGTTGATCGGATCGGGTTAAACGATCAAACGTGAAAGGTAAAAGATCCGCCCTCGATCACTTCGCGGACTATGTCGCGGGTTCGGTCTTCGTCCGGTTCGCTAGAATGCTCGGCGACAGCGTCGGAGAAATTGTAGTGATCGGTCGGATCGTAATTGTCGAACTCGGTTTCGACTAGCGATTGCACGCGGTCTTCGATCAATCCGAACAACGCGCTGGCGAGTTGGTCTTCGCGGCTAGCAACGGTCGCCATGGCGGCGGCCATGTGATTTACCTTTAACGTTAGCTTTCGGATTTCAGCGGCGGCGGCTTTTATGTCCGCGCCGGTCGCGTCCATTCCGGCCTCGATCTGATCAGCGGCAAGGCGGTCCAAGTATTCCGCCATGGTTTCACGCGTGGCGGGTTGGTTTTGGTTTTCTATGTTCATCGTTCATTGCTCCAATATTGCGCCAGCGGTTAGTGGCGTTCGCGGAGTATAAGAGAATTCCCACAAATAAAAAACCCCGCACGATGGCGGGGTTGATCGGGTCGGGGGATCGGCTAAGTGTGCGCGTATCCGTCGCGCTCGATGCCGATGGTCATATGAGGCACGTTCGCCATGGCGCAGTCGTCGAAGTGTAGCGCGTAGCAATCCCGCGCTACCCAATCCACGAAGCCGACGCCTCTATATAAGGGGTGCTCGGTATCACGCACGTGGCGACAGAAAATGCGAACGAGGGCGCATTGCTGCTCGGTCGTGAACTGGGCTAGATGGTCGATAAATTGGGGCTTTTGGTTTTCCATTAGTCAAACCTCGAAATCTTTGAGTCGTAAGGGGTAGCTACGGCGACAATGCCATAGGGATATACGTAGCACGTCACGCTATTGTCGCGATCGTCGAGCGCGCGAAGTTTGAGCAGCGGCGGCAAGGGATCGTCCCCGTCACTATGGTAAACGCCATCCATATCCAAGGTGCCGGAGAATGGGTATTGATTAAATCCGCCCATTTGATAGCAGTCATCCATCACTTGCGCGGCTTCTTCTATCGTTCCGGCTTTTTCTTGGAGCACGGCTTCGGCAAAAAAATCAGGGATAATGCCGCACATTTCCTGCAATTCGTCACGGCTGAAGTCATAACTAGCGGTCGGGTCGAGTATCCATTGCAGCAAAAGCTTTGCAGGTCGAATTCTTATTACTGTTTCCATTTTCGTTTTTCCTATGTTGCGCCGGTATGGCGTGCGCTAAGTATAAGATTAATCCCATGCAAAAGAAAACCCCGCACGGTGGCGGGGTTATTGGAGCAAATGAGGGGACCGATCAGGCGGCTAGCGCGATGGTTTCCCATTGGTTACGCGGCAAATCTAAAACGGCGCGACCGTTCGAGTACCAATCATCGACCGAGTCCGCGTCAGCAGTGTGCGCGACGGCGGTAACAGCGTTAACAATGGTTGCCCGGCTTATGGGCTTGTTGGTGTAGCCCGGCTGCTGGATTGTTTGCATTAGACCGGCCAAGATATCCCCGCTGGATTTTTTCGGGAGGCTTAACACCTTGACGACGCTATCGACAACGGCGGCGGGATTCGACAGACCATTCTCGACAATGTCCCCGTGCGCGATCCGGAACATTTCGACGGCCTCGTCAAAACTATCGCGTGAAGTGTAGCCGGCGACAACGTCGCGCAGTTTCAATTGCAGCGCGTGATTGTCCGCGTCTTTTGCTTCGCTAGTCAGTAAAGACCAATCTTCGGTCCCGCGTGCGCTGGTGACGTGAGTGTGGCGGCTTTTCTTTTCACTACTGCAACCATTCAAACACCATAACGTCCAGACCATTTGCATAACCTCGACGCTACCCATGCCTACCTCGGAGTTGCGCAACATAATGCCGTTGGCCATGGCATCACCTATAGCAGGCTCGGCCACCTGATTCTCGGATTTCAGGCGCATATACAGGCGCGAGTCGGTAACGGTCCCGTTAACGATTTTCCAATTTGCTTCGCTTTCCATCAATTGCGGGAGCGCCGCTTGCACCAAATCGACGTTATCAAAAGTTTTAAACTTGTCGCTAACAATTGCACGCACTAGCGGCTGATCGCCGTCAAACGTGCGCAGCATTTTAGACTTGGGTTCATTGACCAAAATCTTGTTAATCAGGTTATCGAATTCCGGAGCATAATTGTCGTTATCGCGTAGCCGTCGAGCGGTCCGCACATCGATGTCGCAATTGCTTGCCAGTTGCTGGAATGCAATTTCATTGGTTGTAAATTGCTGGGTCGGCATGCCGCCGTTGGCCTCCAGAACGATGTTGGTGTTCCCGTCGCGGGTTTGCACCTGTAACTGATTGGTCGGCGCAATGTAGTCGGCTTTCCGGCTGGCCTGCTCACTGATCTGTCGCAAGATGTTTTCCAGCGTTCCGTTCGCGTTTTCTAAAGTCGTGTTTAACATAGTCACTTTTTCCAATTGTGGGCTGCGGCGCGCCCGAAATGTTTACCGCATGCGAATACTCGCATACCGGCAGCCGGTTGCAAGCTTTTTTTAAAAGTTTAAGCGGCAGCGCGTAGGATCATATTGCCGTCGACAACGAAACCCGAATCATCATGCAGTGCTGGACCTTTGGCAGTAAGCCCAACGACGACGGGTCCGGCCATGACGTTATCTAAATCGGACAGATCACCATCAATTACGCGGCGGCCAAGGTATTCGCTCGGTATTGAATTTTTAAAAACTACGGCGATGGGTACGCCAGTAGGCAGCGCAGCGGCCACCTGTTTCTGATACTGCGGTCGGTCGCTATAACTAAACATCAAGCGATAGTTGGCGGGCGTTTTGCCAAGGCGGTACGGTTGCTTGGTGTAGTCATAGAAAAAAAGGTCGGGGAATTGCTGCGGGATGCCATGCTTTTCAAAAGGGATATCGGAAAGCACGTTAAGACGAACAACACCCTGCACGTTTTGCTTATCACAAAGCTTTTTAAAGTTTGCTAATTCTCGGGTGAGTTGGTCGAGGAATCCAGATTGGTCGGCGTGCCAGTAATCAGTCTTTGCTTGGCGGGCAATGTTGACGCTGTCATACACTGCCGCAAGTCCGGCTTCTTTCAGGCAAGCGTCCATACAGTTAGCGGCTTTACTACCAGCGCAGATGATATGGTCCGGCATCATGCTAAGGCTTGCCATTCGGACCGGCTTAGAAAAATGGCTGTTCGGCTTTTTCTGGGTTTTTTTAACTTTCGTGTTCGTCGCTCGGGTATCGAGTAGTTTCATCATTCGCATCCTTGTTTGTAGGTGTATGCGAATAGTCGCGTATATCTTCCTCTAGCGCAAGTCCAAGGGCTATCTTTCGATCCTGTATATAACGGGTCCATTTTTGATTATGGGCAGTGTAGCGGGCACGGATTTCGATCTGCTTTTGCTCGGCTTCGCGTTCCAAGGCGATAAATTCCTCATACTTGCGTTCTTTCCATTTTGCGATCCAATACAGCACGTCCAATTCCTATGCGATTTGTCGCACCCTAACAATACGCTTGCGCGCACTGTCAATCCCCAATCCCTTAATTCGCTTCCCTATATAGTACTTTTTCAGCAAAACAAAAAAGATAAAAAAAATTTTTCCGGAAAACTCCTATGCAGTTACGCGTTTTTTGGTTTAGCCCGTAACGGCTTGAATCACGGTGGTACACTGCCGGTACGGCTACAGGCCCCGTCCTATAAGGGATGTACCGCCGTACCGCCTGTACCGGCATTTTTGAAATTGTTTTTTCAAAAAATATTTTTCTGGGAAAAGTACTATATAAGAACGCGTTTTTTGCACCAAGCGCCGTGAACCGTGTTACGCGCCCTATTCCCCGTCTTCTCACTCGAACATATTCTTTTGCAAGTTGACGACTTTGTTGTCGCGAATCCCATACCGTCGAATGGTGTTGTGGACGGTGTTGGCATTGAGTCCGAGTTTTTTGGCGATATCCGTCCCTCGCATTTTGTTTTGGTGGAGGGACAAGATTTGCAGTCTCACGGCATCGGTGAGGGGTGCTGACGATTTTTTCGGTGGATCGCCTAGTATTGGGTTTGATCTGCCGCGAGGCAGTTTTTTGGCTTTGTCTTGTGCGCGGATCGCGGCTAGGAATTTGTCTGTCATTCCTCGCCCTCAATCACTTGGATGCATCGCTTGCAGTTGATGGATTGCACCTCGGCGGATGCAAAGTTCGCGTCGTGGTAAATCTCAATGCCGCACGCGGTTTTGTTTGACCCCGCACAGGCGTGAGTGTCTGAGAGCGGCGCAAAGGTATCTGTGCTCCAATCGTAAATGCGCCAATTGACTGACTCGATGTAACTCATGCTGCGCCCCGCCGCTTACGCGGCCTCCGTGACTAAGGCAATACACTTTTTGCATCGATCAGGGTTATCACTTAGCAGAAATTTTGCTATGGGGATCACTCTGTCGCTGCCATTGCCGCAGAGCGCGGCCACCCGTCCAAGCATCTGGGCGTGGAGTCGTTCGACCCTGGTTTTGCCGCTTGGCTTTT